CACAGTGCAGCATCTGTAACTGTTCCAGATAAACAAGGTTCAATAGAAGGTGCTGCTTATGTAAACCTAACACATCCTTTAGATTTAAACGCTAACGATTATGTAGAAGTTTATTGTGCTGTAGATGACGCTAATGTAACTTTAACTGCATTAGCTGCACAGACAACACCACCTTACGCTAGACCTAGTGTACCTTCTTCAACACTAGAATTAGTTATGCACTATCCATCACAAGTAAGCGGTTCTACTGGATTGCCTTATATTAGTGATAGACAAAAAGGTCAGGCAACTATTACTCACCTGCCTAATAATGTGGCAGACAATACCTTTGGGTATATAATAGTAGGATAATCAACCAACCAATTTAGTCTTATGAAACTATATGTCGTACCAACCAATCATGTATATCAGTATTGGGATTTAGCAGAGCCGTTATTACAAAAAGCACTAGATAAAGGTAATGGTGAGTTTACTGCTGACCAATTAAAATTATTAGTCATACAAGGGCAACAACAACTGTTGGTGCTGATGGATGAAGATAAATGCCATTGTGCTTTTACTGTACAGTGGATTAACTTTCCAAACGAACGGGTAGCTTATATTACCTATATGGGTGGAAGAAACACTAAAGCAGGCTTTGAAGATTTTAAAGTCTGGGTTAAAAGTCATGGCGGAACTTGCATTCAAGGTTCTACCAAATACGAGAGTATAGTGAAGTTATTTAATAAGCTATACGGTTATGAAAAAAAATACACACTAATGGAGCTAAAAATATGAACGATTATTTTCCAGAGCTAGACGGAAACCAATCTATTGACAATGGAAAGATGGGTAGAAAGTTATTTAAAGGTGGTGGTGGTGGTCAGCAACAAACTACTACGTCTGAAATTGACCCCATGCTAAAGCCGTATATTTCCTATGGGTTAGATGAGGCTAAAACCTTATACCAAGCAGGTGCTCCAGAATACTATCCAGGTCAAACGTATGTAGACCCATCTGCTGCAACTACCTCTGGGTTAGAAGCTGCACAGACTAGGGCTACAGCAGGAAACCCATTATTACCAGCAGCACAAGGGCAACAATTAAGCTCTATACAAGGTGATTATTTATCAGCAGGTAACCCTTACTTTGCTAGCATGATGTCATCAGCAGCAGCTCCAGTTATATCAGAATACAATAAAGCTACACAAAACCTTAACAGCACTGCATCACAGGCAGGTAGATATGGTTCAGGTGCTCAAGCACAAATGCAATCAGATGCTACTACTAACCTAGCAGATGCTTTATCTAGGCAAGGTGCTCAATTAGCTTATCAAAACTATGGTCAAGAACGTGGATTCCAAAACCAAGCAGTGGCTAATGCACCACAACTAGCACAGGCTGATTATGGTGATATACAGCAACTAATGAATGTAGGTAAAACACAAGAAGATTATTCAAGACAAGCATTACAAGGCGATATTGATAGATACCAGTATGGTGTTAATGCTCCACAACAACAGTTAGGTAGCTACTTGAGTGCAGCTTATGGTGCTCCAGCACCTATCAACACTACGACAACTACATCAGGAGGTGGTAAATAATGGCGTTCCCTTTTGCAATTCCTATAGCAGCTACTATTGGTGGTTATGCTGTAGATAAGATGATGGGTGGAAACGGAATGACTGGTGCAGGTCTTGGATTTTCTGCTGGAACAATGGGTGCTGATGGTGGTAAAGGTGCTACAGCAGGAGCAGCAAATACAATCCCAGCACATCTTATTTCTAAAGCCCCAACTGTAGCAGGTGCTGTAGGAGGTACTGCAGCAACTACTGGTTCAGCTGCATTAGGTTCAGGAATGGGAGCTCAACTAGGGTCAGGTGTTGGTGGATATTCTACTGGAGCATCATTTATACCAGCCGTTGAAAATGAATTTACAAAAGCAGCAGCTAACTCTATTGGCTCTGACCCAAACATGATGTTTAATCCAGAGTCTGGGAATTTTTTAAGCAAAGAATATTTTGTTCCAGCAGAAGAAAGTTTATTTACTATGCCAAGCGTAGATATTCCAAGTATAGATGGAATATTAGATGCAGGGCAAGAGTACGCTGGTAAGGCTTATGATTATGTAGCAAATGAATTTGACGATATGTCTTTAGCAGATAAAGCTAGTGTTGGTTTAATAGGTTACAACGCACTAGGACAAAGCAATCCTACTCCAACTAGAGTTAGCAATGCAGAACTGTTGCAGTCAAACTATCAAAACCCAAGAGATGGATTATTAGATATATCTGTTGCAGGACCAACTGGTTCTGAAATGACACAAAACAAATTAACTCCAGAACAATTAGCAATGTTAGGTTTATTATAAGGAAAAAATTATGGCATGGTATGATGAAATTTTAAATCAAGCAAGTAATCCACTTACTGGGGTTGGTGAATCTTTTAAAAATTTAAATCTTTTTGGAGCAGAAGTCCCAGAACAATTTACTCAAATGAGAGAAGCTGGATTATTAACACCAGAGGCTTACACTACAGCAGTAAATAAAGCAGATAAAAGTAGTAAACGTAATGCTATTATTCAAGGATTACTTGCTTACGGAAGCCAAGACTTTAATCGTAACACAGGAAGCATCCTTCCTTATTTAACAAAACCTATTGCTGTTGCAATGAACGCAGCACAAAAAGAATATGATGTACTTCCAACTCAAGCTACAAATTTAGCTACATTAAAAGAAATGAAAAGAAGGCAAGACTCTACAGCAGCAGCAAATAAAATAATGGAAAAAGGTTTGTATCAAACAAACAAAGACAAAGATGGTAACCTTTCTCTTGATGTTAATTACGACATTTTAAATGAGTCATTTAAAACAGGTGATATAGATTTTACAAAAGATGTTTCAAGTATTTTAACTTCTAGGGCTGCTATGGCTAAAGCAAGTTTAGATAGTTTAAATAGTAAATATAAAATATCAGAAAAAGGAGATAGAGTTTTCTTAATTCCTAAAAGCGGAACAGATGGACAAATTAGGGAATTTGTCAATGGTAATATTGTAAACGTAGGACCAGATAACCCTTATCAAGGTACTCCAGAAAAACCATATATGCCTACCATTCCACAAACAGAACCTTTTGCAGAGGCAATAAAAGGAAGATTTGAAAGAGATAAGATTAAGATTGACCCTGATGATGCAAAACAAGTAGCACTTGAAGTAATAGGACAGGCTAGACAATACAAAAAAGATAACCCTAGTGATACAAGAGATATATATGAAATTGGCTATCAAATGGCTAAAGCTCAATACAATTCATCTCGTGGAACATTAAATAAAATCACTGGAGGAGCTATAGGTACAGACACATTAACAAAAAGAGGGACAAGTGAAAATCCTTATAGCATAAAAAATCCTTTTAAAGGAACAGCAGAACAAATTAAAAACTTTGTTAAAAAAGGTGATTACTATATTAACCCTAATGATAATCAAGTTTATCAAAAGCTAAATTAAAAAAGGAAAAGAATGGCTACAGTAGATGAATTTGGTGGAGTTCTTGTAGAAGATAATGTTACCGATGAATTTGGAGGCGTGCTTGTGCAAAAGGATAATGTTACCGATGAGTTTGGTGGAGTGCTTGTGCAAGAAAGTAATGCCGCTCAAAGTAAGCAAACCGATGAGTTTGGTGGAGTGCTTGTAGAAGACGTTCCTTCATCTGGTGCTGAATGGGGTTTTGCTAGTAATCTTGCTCCTAATGATAATAAAGCTTTAGAAAGTTTTGCTTATGGATTTGAAAAGTCAGGAAGCGATGTTAACTTTATTAAGCAAATGTTAGACGCTAAGTTTCCAGAGGAAGAGCCTTATATCAAAAGAAATATAGGTGGAAAAGATGTATGGATGGCTAAAGGTCTTGGGTTAAATTTTAATGAGCCTGTTGTGTCAGAAGAAGTAGCTTTGGCTGCAAATAAAAAGGCAAAAGAAATTGCTGACCTACCTACTTATGAAGAACGTAGGGCTAAATTACAAGAAAATAAATTACAAGACGTAGAGGAAAAATATTCTAGTTTAACTCAAGAACAAAAAGAAAGTGGTGCTGCTACTGCTGGTGGAATTGCAAAAATATTTACTACGCCAACAACTTTAGTTGGAGGACCAATTTGGAAAGGTCCAAGTTTAGCAAAAAGTGTTGCTAAATTTTCAGGTGTTGGTGGGTTATGGGGAGCAGAGTATTCTATACTACAACAAGCTGCAGAAACTGGAACTATAGACCCTAAAAAAGTTGCATTAGATACTACCATTGGAGCTGCTACTGGTGGAGCATTTAGAGCTGGTGCTCCAGCAATTGGTAAAGGATTAGTGCAAGGGTATAAAGGATTAAAAGCAATTAATAAATCAGTTACTCCAAATAAAGTTTTAACTAAAAGAGCAAATAAATTAGTAGACAAAATAGAATTAGAAACTGCTTTACTTAGCAAACAATTTCCTCAGGCTACAGACATACCACAGAAAGTAAAAGCAAATTTAAAATTAAGTGATGCTGAATTTCAAGATGCAATGAATAAGACAGATAAAATTGTTAGCCTTCCAAATAAAATGGATATAAAACAAGCTAATAATGTTATAGCAAAACATAGTAAAGCTGGGTCAAGAGGATGGGTTAATAAAATGATTGTACCTATTCATCAAGGTCTAAAAGAAATTGCTCCAAAATTAGCAGCAAGACTAAGACAATTTGAATTTGACATAAGTGATGAAACAGGCAGATATATGAGGCAAATAAAACCTTTTATTGATGAAATTGAAACAGGCTTTATAAATATTGGAGGCGGAATAACAAAAATATCTAAAGCAGAAAAAAGCAAATTGAATAAACACTTAATGAATGGTGAGTATGATTTAGCTAAAAAAATATTAAGCAAGTATGGAAAGGGAGATTCTTTAGATAATGTTAGATTTGTTTTAGATGAGCTTTATACTAGAGCAAAAAATGCTGGAGTTAAAATTGATTTTTTAGCAAACTATTTTCCTAGAGTTGCTATTGACAGTAAAAAATTACAAGCTGCTGTAAGAAATATTGATTTAGAAGAAGGAAATTTATTGTCAGCAGAGTTGCGTGCAGCAGGAAAAAATATTACGGAGGAGCAAGAAGCAGCTATTATTAGAAAAAGATTGCAAGCTATAATGAATAGAAACGAAGGAAGCTCTACATCTAATGTAAAAAATAGAAAAATAGAAGAGGTTTACGATGAACTACTAACCTTCTATGACTCTCCAGAAAGTGCATTAACTCAATACATTCAAAACATGATTGGACTAATTAACAAGAAAAAGTTTTTTGGAAATGCTGCAGAGGCTGATGAAATTATGACAATAAATTCTGACAAGTCTATTATAAAATTACTTCAAGAGTCTGACGGATTAGAAACATTAAATCAAAATCAACTAGACGATGTTGCTGAATTATTAAGAGCAAGATTTGTTGGAGGTGAATCAGCCACTGGTGCTGCTACTAGTTTATATAAAAATATAATCTACTCAACTCACTTGGGCAATCCTTATAATGCACTAACACAGATGGGTGATTTAGGAGTTTCAGCTTATCTTGAAGGGTTTTGGAATAGTTTAAGCCAAGCATTTTTTAAAAAAAATAAAATTGATGTTAAAGATTTAGGGATAGAAAATTGGGGGGCTGAGTTAGGCACAAGCAAAGGATTTTTTAGAGCTTTAGCAGACAAATCTTTTAAGGTTGGCTTTAGTTGGATAGATAGGTTTGGTAAAAACAATCTTATTAATGCTGCATTTAATAAAGTATCTAAACAAATTAAAACTCAAAAAGGATTAGATAAGTTAAGGAAAGAGTATGGTGATACATTTGGAGATGACTTTGATAGCTTTGTTGATGCAGTAAATAGAGCTGATTATGATGACTACAATGTTAAACTTTATATGTTTAACAGATTATCAGACGCTCAACCTATATCTTTATCTGAAATGCCGTCAGGGTATTTAAACAATCCTAGATTAAGGTTTATGTACACACTTAAATCTTTTGCTATAAAGCAATTAAACATATTAAGAAATGACGTATTAAATGAAGCAAAAAAACCAGGAGCTGCTGCTAAATTAAATGCTGGTAAAAACTTAGCGATGTACACGATGTTAGTTAGTGGAGCTAACACTGGAGTCCAGCAAGTTAAAAACATTGTATTAGGAAGAGATGAATACATTACTCCTGAAAGTATATCTGAAGATTTTGCTAACAATATTTTAAAACAATTTTTTCTTTCAAGATATTCTCTTGCTAGATTTCAAGAGTCAGGAAAGATTGCGGATTTAATTATGGACAGTGCACTTCCTCCTTTTGATATTATAAATAATTTATCTGGAGATATTATGGAGGTTCTAAAAGTAACAGGAGTAGTAGATAGAGATAATCCATTTAAAATTGGAGGGGAAGAATATAAATGGAAGTCTTCAAAATATTTACCGTTTACAGGAAGTCTTGGATACAATTTCTTTGGCGGTGGTAATGAAGCATTTGAAAAAAGAAAAGCAGATGAACTATGGGGAAGAAGATAATGTGGCAAGAACTAACCTTACCACCAATCAATTTATACAACGCACCGAAGGGAAACTAATGGCATCAACTAACCAAGTACAAGAAGTAAAAGCAGACTTACATACGCATGAAGAAGTTTGTGCCATTCGTTACGAAGGCATTAATGCAAGGCTTGCTAGGATGGAAAAAATTATCATGGCAGTATTTGCAGGCATTGTATTCTTATTAATAAAAGTCTTAATTAGTTTAGGTGGGCTATGAAAGAAACTACCGTCATCATTTGTTTTGCAATCGTATTATTATGGAGCTATTGCTATGCCATCATTACTCATGCGTAAGATTTTTCTTGCAATACTCACCCTACTAGCAGTGCTACCTATTAGCCCTGTTATTGCTTGTATATTATATGGATGGATTTACTAATGTTATCAGCCCTTATAGCACCAGTCGCAGCAATACTAGATAAGTTTATACCTGATGCCGACACTAAACAAAAACTAGCCTTTGAGATATCTACACTAGCAGAGAAACAAGCTCATGAGATAGCCATAGCACAGATAGCAGTGAACCAAGAAGATGCTAAAGGCAGATGGTTTCAAGCAGGATGGCGACCAGCAGTGGGATGGGTATGTGTAGCAGGATTTTCTATTAACTTTCTTGTATCGCCTTTACTACATCCGTTAGGTATAATAGTACCACAGGCTGATACCTCTACTATGTTACCTGTTCTTATGGGTATGCTTGGATTAGGTGGATTACGTTCATACGAAAAGAAAAATGGATTAACTAAATGACAAGGTTAACACCTCACTTTACATTGGAAGAGTTTACCTTTAGTCAAACGGCTACAAGGAAAGGTATAGACAATACTCCCCATGAAGGAATACTGGACAACTTATGTATACTAGCAAACGGAATGGAAGATGTTAGAAACTTACTTAACGCACCCATATATGTATCTTCTGGTTATCGCTGTCCTGAACTTAACGATTTATTGGGTAGCAAACGAACCTCTCAACACACTCAAGGTCTGGCTTGTGACTTTACATCTAACGCTTATGGCAGTCCTCAAATTATTTTTGCTGATATTATTAGTTCCGATATTCGTTACGACCAGCTTATTCTGGAATTTGATAGGTGGATTCATATATCTTTCGTTGAAGATGGAGGAACTCCTAGAAAGCAGGCATTAATAATCAATGGCGAAGGGGCAATGATTTACCAAAAGCCACAATAATATCTTATCAAAACACAACATCTATTTAAAGTACAACCACACAAGGAAAGTAAAATTGGATATACAATCTATTGCAGACCATATCACTGGTAAAATTATAGACGCTGTAGATGTAGTTTACGGTGAAAATACTTTGACTATATGGTTAGATGATGGCACGAGTGTAGAGATGATAGTTGATTCTATCTATGCTAATGTTCCTGATTTAGACGATTAAAGACTTGTCCTGGCTTGTCCTGAGCCTCGTGGTGAGCTTTTCTTTATGCACTTGAGGGGTAACCCTACCTAATTACTAGCATAATCCCACCATGCTTTAATGATACCCTTCAATCTTTCCTCACCTTCTCCCATATTCACTAGCTTATTGTTTACTAGCTTATGTATCTTGCCAACCATTCTGCCGTTGCTGTTTGAATAGCCTTGTATAATATATACATTGAAGCTGTCTAAACCAGACAAAGCCTTTAGCGTTATCTCTTGACCATAGCTTATTGGTTCACCTAACATCTTCCACTCACCAATAAAGAATTGTTTGTGCCTTTCAAATATCATATCTAAATCAGATGGCATGGCTTTTGGAGAGCTAGGTATAACTCCTGCTAAAAATCCAAAATCTATGTGTGCTGCATTAGGGTTTCTCATTGCGTTAGTCATGCGTATATTCTCCTGCTAGCAATTGTTAATAAGTTATCCATTGCTAAGTCTAATTTTAATTCATAATACACAGGCTTTTTACTTTTCAACCATCTAGCATAGACAGCTTCTCTTTGCTCTTTTGGTAGGCTATTGATAATAGCATTGATAGTAATGATATTTTTTTTATCTGACTCATCTACCATAAACTCAAAGGCATCATGGCTAGAGTCATGACCTCCAGAAATTCCTAGAGATTTAGATGGGTATCCTAGCCTATGACTGTCATGCTTCATCCATAAGCTCCAGTCTTCTAGCAAAGCCATTAGCCTTTCTATTGTCATACCTTAGTTACCCCTCATAGATAGCATTACTAGCTAAATTAGACCAACCCTCATACCCCTTTGTCCCACCATAACTAACATTAGGGAAGTCCTCCATCTTATGCTTCTTACTGCTATTAACTTTTAAATTGTCTAGCACTTTAGCATGGTTAAAGAAGTTTGTAAGATGGCATTTCATAGGCTTTTTATATGAAGTAAATCTGTGCATCTTCTCACTAATAAGCATCTCGCTGGTAACTAATGTGCGTATTACAGAGAATACTGATTGATAGTTCATGCCTATCTTGTTTGATATTTGAGTAGTGTTTAACTTATCATCCCCGATAGTATCTAAAATAAGATTAACTAAATCAACTCGGCTTATCTTTCTACCATCATCAAATGTAAATATATATCCCTTGTCTTGTGCTCTTAATGCCTCTGCCATATCAATCTCCTTAACTGATGTCTACTATTCTGCTAACCCACTTGTTGTCTTTCTTATGCCACCCCTCAACAATTATCTTCCAGTTAGCATCCCTTAAATGAGGGATAGCATCGCTATCCTCCATCTTCTTTACCCTTGCACTAATGTTGCTATAGCTAGTGACTTGGATTCCTACGGTATTACCTTCACTGTCTATTGCTAGCAAGTCTATGATGCCAAAGAGGTCTTGGCGTATCTTAGCAAAGGCATTCCATCTCTCTACTATAGTAACTAAAGGGTAGTCACCACTATCCCTTAGTCTTTTTAGGGTTCTTTGTGTCGGACTTATTGCCATCTGGTTTCCCTTCAAATTGTTTATCGTTTGGTTTGCTTCCGAATATCCTGTCAAAGTTATCAGAAAATTTCTTATCGTCAGTAGGTCTTCTACCGCTTCCCTTTCCCATTACAGTTCCTCCTATAATATATATAACCTCCATCAAAGATTCTTTATTACCCTTAACAGCACTCTTAAATAGCTTAATCATCTTCTTTCTTGCTAACTTACACTGCTGAATAATAATTCTTTCTAATTGCTCGTTCTCTTCTATCGTCAGACCATCACCCTTAAAGCTACCACTCTCTCCAGTGTACCTGCACATATTATGCTTTGGATTCTCATCTTGTATAGCTTTTATTTCTGCTAATTCTAACTCTTCTCTTGAAGGGTAGTTTTCTATAACTATTTTATGTATGCTTTTGTACCAACCAGATGCTGTTTGATGTGTACGCAACCTGTTTACTGCGTTAATAGAGATACCAATGTAAAGTAAGTTGTCGTCTTTATCAAAGTGTCTGTACATCTGGTGCAGTCTTCTCAATTTAACAGCTCCTGTTTACCTTACAGTTATCATGAATATTAATTGTTCGTTTCTTTAAATCTTCTGGCAAGTAAATGTAATCTTCTAGCAAACACCTTGTTGCGTTGGCATATGGAATGTTTAGCTCAACATAGAGTTGTGCTTGGTCGCAGCTAGTAAAATGACCAATGTATTTAAAATGCTCCATTTGTGCAGCAACACTTACGACTAATACAAACTCAGCTATCATACTTACTCCTTAGTAACTAATGATTCCGTAAGGTGTCTTTTCTATAATAGTTAGCTCATCTCCATATATAAATGTTTGACCATTATCACTGGGAGTTACTTGCAAACTCTCCTCTCCGTACTGGTCAACAACTACGTTAACATCTTTAGCATTTCTTATAATAACTAACTCTCCATCATCTCCGTAATAATTTACTTGCTCTGCTAAAGCTGATGAAGCACATATCAATAAAAGTAATAATGATTTCATAAATTATACCTCTCCTTTATAATGTATTCTGTAGCTATCTTCATTCATGATTTGAATCTTAATCTTATCCCCGTCTGGTATATAAGTAATGCTATAGGGATAACCTTCAATCATAAATCTTTCAGTCTTTATCTCCGTCTTTTCTTTTTCGTTCATTGGTACAGTATCCTCTCATATTAAATGAACCCATGTAAGACTTGATTCCACACCACCATCCTTCATGATAAAGCCTAGCTTTTTTCTTACATTTATTACATTTAGGGTTATTTACTTTTATCATTTTTGCATAATCCATGATGCTCTTTAAAGTTTTGCCAGTTAAAAGAGCACCACCATAATTTATTTATATCCATAAACATAGCCTCTTCGTTACACTTATGGCAATAGAATGACTCTCCGTAAACCTCTTCAGTCTTCGTCATGCAAAGGGTCTTCTATCCACTCATCTTCTTTTACCTTAGCTTCTAGCACAGCTATTTCTGCTTGATGAACTTTAACCATTTGCTCTATGTACCATTGAGCTTTTCTACAATCTTCAATCTTATCTAAAAGCTTTTCAGATTTTAGTCCTTCTCTGCTAATGTACTTCATAGCGTTACCCTTAAGGTAGCCATAGAACTCAGAATTACTTAGCTTTGCTTGAAGGTACTCAATAGTTTCTATACCACCCTTCTTGTAATGTTCTGGGTTTATTGGGTCACTCATACAACCTCCTCATTAATATTTGTTTTTGCTAATCTATATTGATATAAATCATAGTAATGCTCATACTGTTCATTCATAAGTGTATTAGACTTATAAAATTTCCAGTCTTTCATATCTCGCACATGAACTAACTTACTATGTATTTCAGAACCATCTCCAAAGCTAAATGTCTGACAAATATAATACTCTTCCGTTACCTTTCCTTCAACACAGCCTTGTTCAACCACCTCTAAATGCTTTGTACGATTAGAGTACTCGTAAATATGAAAGTATTGTCCAACTAACTTTTGTGTTTTAAATTCTTGTTTCATTTTTTTACCTCCTTAATGCTAGTGCGAAACGGTATATCTCTTATATCAATACACTCTTTCTTTGTCTTTAAAAAGACATTGCCGTTGGCTTCTATGCTTTCATAAAGATGAAAGTTCTTACCATGACAATGGTAGTTCTTGTGGTGCGGTGCAGTATTGACAGCTATTGCTATCAAGCTACCAAGAAATATTACAACACCTAAAATTCCTAAATTTTTTTTAGTCATTTTCATTAGCTCCTAATCATACATAACTCGTAAGAGTTATTTAGTAAACCTAGTATAATAGAGTCTTGATTAACTAACAAGGACTACTACTATGTGGACAAAACCATCAGCTACTGAAATGCGTTTCGGCTTTGAAGTTACTATGTATGTAATGAATAAGTAATACTTTTAATACACTAACCCTCAAGTTCTCAATGAAATGCCATCAGACCAATTCCAATGACACTTACCTTGAGGGCAGTGTAACCCTTAGTACCTATTAAAAAGGAATATCCTCAGCAACTGCTTCTCTCTTACGTGGTTCAGAAGGTGCTTGATTAACATTCTTTTCATTAACTCTACCACTTAAAAATGCTACACCTGCTTTACTTTCTCTAACCCAAGCAGATAAATTCATTTCCTTACCGCCTTCAAGAGTTATAGTGCCTGTGTAGTCAGGACGTTTTTCATTGTCACCCTTATCATTCTTAAATAAAACAAAACTATTACTGTTATCATATTGCTCAGCCATTACTTTACTCCTTGTAAAAATTTAATAGTATCCTCAACTTCTGTTAAGAACTTCGTTACTTCATCTTCAAGCTGTTTGATATGCTCTTCATCACGCTGGACTCTTCGCACAAACATCTTTAGATTGTCTGGAAAGAATGGTGAATAGCTTACAAAATCACACCAATCCCTCCCAGTACAAGCCATCTGCCACATCATCTGATTCATATAGTGGCTCGGGACTTTCTGTGAAATGAGTGTTGTAGTATGGGTCGTAGTCTTAGGACATTTAATTTCTATAAGACCATCCTTACCTACTAATCCATCAGGACTAGCACCACTCATAGGGATAGTAGGGTGGTCTATCAGACCTGTTTCCTCTACATCAGCGTAGTCAAAAACATACGCATCCCTTGCTTCATCTTCTGTGTCTATGCCATGTTGCATGGCGGCATTGACATACATCTCTTCACGCTTACCTGTTAGTCTTTCAGATATAATCTGCGTTCTATAATTCCTACGGCTTACAGCCTCACCAGACCTACCACTAGCCATGATGTCATTTATTTTGCTAGCAGTTACCTTGCCTAGCCTAGCGGCAAACCATTCCTCGCTACGTTGCTCCATTACTTAGCCTCCCTAACTTTATCAATGAATGGCATACAAAGTTTTCTATCGCCACCACTTAGTGTGTTGAAATACTTTCTAGCCTCATCTATACCTTGCTCATTAAAGATGTTAGTAATGCGTTCTAGCACGTCACCTTCGGGTAAGTCTTCACCTTGAAAGATGTATAAGCCCAGACCATGTAACGCTATGGCTTTAGCAAGACACCTTTGCATAGCTGTATTCAAGTGCATAGCATTAGGGTTCTTAATTGCTTGGTTCTTAAAGTCTAGCACAGGTAGTTGTGCGGTCATGGACTTTCCAAAAGCATGGACTGTACAGAATACCATCATACTTCCATCACTCATAACCATAGGCTCTCCATAACCCCATGTAGCAGACTCATCATGTTGTAGTAATGTGTCTACTGCCCATGCCCATGACAGATAAGTAAACTTACCTTTCTTTTCTGTGTGTTTGCTAACGTCTACCTTTCTTAAGTCTTGGTACTTACTCATCTGGATTCCCCATATATCTCATTAAATTTATTTATCTCAGCGAATAGATTAAACTCACCCCTCGCTGCTTTAGTTAATGCTTGCAGTTGTGTGCGTTTCTCTTCTTTTTCTATCTCTGAATATAGTTCGTGTAGTTGTTCTTGTTGCTCTAGGTCTGCTTGATTAGTATCAAGTATGTATTGGTTGGTTTTCATATAATCTTCCTTCTTCTTAAAGGTTAATAAATGTTTCTAGGTACTACTCTATAGTGTTAATTCTATTTGTCAAGCCTTTTTTTCTTATTCATTAATCTTCTTTCTATCTTCCTGTTTGCCTCATCCCATCCTACTGACTTAAATACCTTACCATCATTAGAGGTAGCTCGGTATTCAAAGTCTTTGCTAAAGGTCAAACTCAATTCTTTTAGGAATTCCTTTATGAGCATTTCGTCTTGCCTCCGTATATTGAAATGTTTTGTTATCAAAATATAAACCCATGCTACCTTCCCACCCTGTACCATGCCTTTGCTTGGTGACCATAACAAAGCAGTCTTTCATACCGTTTACTTCCTCATTATCATCACCCTTATTAATCAGCTCTTCCTTTTTCTTATTACGGAATACCGTTAAGCAATTATCTGCTAAGTTAGTGATGTCAGATGAACCCATAACATCAAACTTACTAGGCGAGCCATACTCGTTAAGCGTCTTACGGCTATGTGCCACCAGGAATACATGAGAACCATTATCCCTAACAAATGTACATAGCTTGTTAATAAAAGCCTTCTGCCCATTGTAGTCATCACCATTTATACCTACCTTCATGAGTGAATCAATAACAAATACCTCAACACCGAGCTTTTTTCTAGCGTAGTGCATGACTGATAGTACTTTTTTAGCAGTCGTTTCACCTTCAGCGTCATAGATAAATAAATTCTCATCTACGCTCTCTACAAAAGTATCTATTGCGTCCTGTGTTGGCATAGCATTGCCAGCCTGTTGTATCATCCTACCTAGCGTAGCTCTTGGTTGCATTTCAAAGCTAGCTATCAAACACTTATGCTCTCTTAGCATATGGTACACAACATAACTTAACCATGCGGTTTTACCATGCCCAGAATAGCCTGATACAATAGTCACCTCTCCATCTCGTACAGCAAACCTTCCTTCTGCCTGACTAAAGGGTAAGGGTATGCCTCCATTCACGTCCTCAGTAAAATAATCCATAATGCTATCAGCATAATGGCTAGGTGCTTTAATCTTTACCGCCTCATCACTATCTATGGTCGCAAAAAAACTCTCTATCTCGGAGTCGTTTACTATCATCTTCTCAGCTACCTCATTTAGTGTAGTCATATACGTCCCTTAACCTTCCTGTTATATTAAATAGCTTTTCACTATCTTCTTTATCTAATGCTTTACCGCTAGCTACATGACCCGCACATACCGCTATAAATAATAAGTCCTGTCTTGTAGCCTTCAATACTGAGTAAGGATTAAACCTTTTCTCAGGCTTGTATTCAGTATCTATACTGTTAGGCATAACATCTGCCCATGATAACCCTACTGAGCCAATGATATCTTCCATGCTACAACCTGCAAAGCAATTCAGTATCATCTTATCTTCTTTAAACTTAAGACCTAAGCTAGCAGTCCTATCATTATGGCTAGGGCATAAGCATTGATACTCGCCCTCGCCTGACCTATATACCTTGCTGAATCTCGCTAGTATCTCTTCCCTTGCTATCATTTTCTATCATCTCCCTTATCTCATACATCCTTAGTTTAGGCAGTCCGTTTGCCTTCCAATACCAAACGGCTTGTCTGCTAACATCCAATCGTTTTGCTAAATCAGTAATGCTAATGTTGCCTAGTTTTTCTAATGCGTCTGATACCATCATCTTGCTTTACTCCATAAATTAATGAAAAGGTAATTTAACATACTATAAAATACTTAGCAAATATTAATCCCATTCCCCCCTATAATGCTTGCTTGCTAAGTCTATCGCCTCCAATATTAATGCCGTATCAGTCCAACCTTCGTCTGCTAATTGGTCATAATAATATTGGTATAGCTCATCTAACTCATTCTCTTGGTCAGGGGTTAGGCTCATTTCATACCTTCCTTCATTTCTTTTGCCTCTTCTTTAGCAAAGTTTACGGCAAACTCTAGTAACTCGTCTGCATACTCTTCTTTCGGTGCATAAAAGTACAAAAGGTTTAGTATGCTAGATACTAGCCCTGCCATATGGTTATGGTTAGGATTCTTTATCTTCTTTTCTAACAGCCCTGCAGCCTTCACGCCTACTTGGTAACCTACGTCAAACTCTTTATCTGCTTTAGTCATGATTATTCCCCTCTAGTAATTGAATGTATTCCTCTTGTAAATAATAAATTGCATCCTGTAAACAGTCTAACTTTATTATTCGTGAATCTATATTATGGTAAGCCGATAGAAATTTAGGCTTTACCTCTTCAATACCTTCGTAATAATTTAAAGAAATAAGTTTTATCATTACGCTACTCCCCTTATAATATCTTCTAAATATTCCTCATCCTCATTCCATAACCTTTCAGCATTATCGCCATAAGTAAAATGAGGGTGCTTACTTGTTATCTCATCTATCAATTTCTCTTTATTAGTTTCTGGTACATACGAATAAAGACCATTAGCGTTTAGTTTAACTGCCATTACGCGTCCTCCCAATCATCAAAGTTTGGTTCATCGTTAGGATTGTTATCTTCTATAAGCTGACGCTCATAAGCAATATCATCCTCATCCCCGTTTAAATCTCCGTATTCCTTCATGATTTTACCCCCTGAATTGCTAATTCTTTAGCAACATTGATTAATGTATGACCTCTATAACCTTGCATAGATAATTCTATGATGTATCTTTCTAGCAATTCTATGTATACTTTATCCATATCATTCCTTATATAGTTAATTTATCTTTACAACAGGAATAACTTTATACAGGTAAAAGTATCTTGTCAATACAGTTAGCAACAATTATATTTATCAAAGAGGGGATTGTGATAAGTAAAACAAATCAGTAGAGCATTGACTTTTGAAAATAAATATGATAAAATCTAAACCATACAAAGGCATTAATAAATAAGATAACCGTTCATACCCGTTCATTCATATAGCTAGATAAGTTTGTAGCCTCTAGCGAAAAACTTATCTTACCATACATATGATAACAAAAATATACAGCCTTTCATATAATACTAGATAACGATTTTATCCTATGATTAAACGGCTATAATTGTATTTATCATTTCATTATAAACCTTTCTAAAAAATCCCCGTTATTATTTATGCACCTTTATTCATATATAAAACTACCTTTATCTATATAAATATATTGATATTAATCTTTAATTATGTTATAATAAAGCTCAAGGGTATTTTATACCCTAAAGAAATGGAACGGTAAAGAAAGTTATATAAGGCTCATGAGAGCCTTTTTTTATTTGGTGGATATAAGGTATCAAGTAGATAAAAAAAAGCCCATAACGGTTGATTATGGGCGTTGTATTTGGAGTGAAAGGTTATAATTTGGAGTTTATCGCCTTTGAAAGTGATTTATCCATATTATTTAATACATCTTTTAATAGATACTTTCTAGCAGTTGATGTGATAGAAGATAAAGAACCTTCTTTTAAATGATGCTGTAGCAATTCATAACATTCTTCTTTTTGAACATCTGTGCCATAATTTGAAACGATTAGCATAACATTTTCAGAATGTTGATTATTATCTGTATTTTTCTCAATGTTATTTAATAGGCTTTCTATAAAACTATTTTCTCTTATATACATTTTAAACCCCTTTTATATATGTATTAATTCTTTATTTAAGTGATAAGGCTTTAAACTATTTTCATTATGCTTTAAATATTTTTCAAAATCATATTGCTTTTTATATTTACAGCACCATGCAAGGGAATATTTAAACTTACATTCAAATTTATATTTTATTCTTTCATAGTATTTTAAAGCATTTTCATTTTCTTTTATAATGGCATTAATTAAAAAATCGTTAGTATCATATTTATAATATCTATTTAAATCTGATTCTAATTCATTTATAAATTCTTTTAATTGTTTATATGTTTTCATTTTATAAACTCCAGGTTGTAAGTTTTTGAGGCTTAACATTGTCTGAATAGTAGCGTTCAATGTCACTCCAAACTGACTCATAACTATTTATATTTTCAATTTCACCGCTAGAATCAATTACGCTACATGGTAAAAAAATTCCTGCAGAACGATTGTTTTTTATAAAATTATCAATCATTTTTTTCTGTGTATTATTTAATTTTCTCATTTTAAACCCCTTTTAAATATTGTTTAAATAGTTTTTTAGCCTCTCTCAAGGTATAAAAATAATAAGTTTGGTTGTAGTATTGATTGTCTTTTATATCTGAAATTGTTACTGAACCGTTATAGTTTTTAGTGATTGTCATTTTATACCCCTTTTAGATATTCTTTAACATCGGTTAAAGATGTGAATTCATTATCAAATGTTTTTAATTCACCATTATTTGAAAATTGAAACGATAAAATAGAACCCGTTTCAGTTATTGGTTTAATGGTATAAACGTACTTTTTTATTCCGTCAAACATATCTGAAAATTTTGCGGTTAAAGTTACTAAGTACATGGTTTTTGTTTTTTTAGCTTTTAAAACTTTGTATTCTATATCATTAAAGAATTTTTTATTTTCTTTAGTAAAATAGTTTTTATTGCATTGTTTTAAATCTTGTATTGTATTAATCATTTTTAATATCCTTTTAGTAAAGTTAAGTTAACGTTATATATTAATCGGAGTTAAAAGTCAAATTAATATAAATTTTGATTATATAAATATAATCTCAAAGCCTTCTATTATAAAAGGCTTTAAGGTATATCTAATTATTTTTTAATAGATTCATAATTGAGTTATCTTTTAAAGTTTCTAAAATAGAATCAGATATAATCGCCAATTCTTTATAGCTCTTATTGTTTAATAAGCCGTATGATTGTTTTTTATTATCATACTTAGAATCACTAGCTAAAGAATTCCATGCTTTATTATTATCTTGTACCTCTTGTATTAAAAAATCTATTTGCTCTTGTGTTAACTCTAAAGTATTCATAATGTAAGTCCTTATATAATTAATAACTGTAAAGTATTCTTTACATGCAACTACTATCTCATAGCAATAAATAAAAGTAAAGTAATTTTGTCATTTAAATAATTAATCAAGGTGATAAGTAAAACCTATCAGTAACTATATGGACAACAATAATATAATAGATAGCGGTATAATTAATATTACGGCTGAGCTATCAAGTACAGTAAATGAGAATGATTCTCAATTGAAAAAAGTAGCCAAAAGAAAGGCGGGAAGACCCCCGCACCTTGCAACAGCGGACACCCGAAATAAGGTTTATAATTTATCTATAGTAGGTACTAGGTACGAAGATATCGCATTAGTGCTTGGTGTATCATCAGACACGCTAACTAAGTATTACAAGGACGAATTAGAGCTTGGTCGTATAGAAGCTAATGCAGCTGTAGCTGGTACGCTCTATGAGAAAGCTAAACAAGGCGATACATCCTCTATGATATTCTGGCTTAAGACTCGTGCTCAATGGTCAGAGAAAAATACTACAGAGTTAACTGGAGAAGGGGGTGCCCCCATTAATATCAAAGTTATTACAGGGATAGATTAGCAAACAAGGGTAGTGCCCTTTTTTGATATACAAAAAATGTTAATAGATTAGTAAACGCCAGTACCCAATTTTTTTGCAGTATATTTTTAAGGAAGTAAAATGAACTTAACAATACAACAGCTCATGGAGATGATGAGCAGAAATCCATCACCTATGCCAGCAGTTAATCCTGCAGGGGTAGCACCACAACCCATGACAGGTCTACTAGCAGAAGCTATAACATTACCTCCTGTAGAAGTTATGCCTGATAATATGGATGTAGATATGTCACCAGAGATGATGAAGTATCTAGAAAACAGCACAAAAGAACAGCAAGATAAAATATACGAGCAGCAAAGAATGAAGAACCAAACACCTATTATAGACCCTATACTAAACTTAATTGATAAATTAATGCAAGGAGGCAGGTAACATGGCTGGGAAATGTAAAGGCAAAGGCAAAAAAGGTTACGGAAAAAAAGGTAAGTAATATGTGGTCCTGTCATATATACTGGGGCTTCGGATTTGGCTTTGAGTTTTATGAAGCAGAACTAGAGTATGAGGACGGTTCAAAAGACCCGATATCATATCTTTTAATTAACATCGGACCGATAAGGATACAACGTGGAGAGTACATCTGAACAAGAGCCAAAAGCTCACGAGGATAAACTTGAAGAACTAAAGAGGTGGTTTGAAGCAATAGGAGATTGTGTATGAGTTTATATGAAAACATAAACAAACGAAAGAAGGCAGGTACTAGCA